TAAGCATGGGCTAAAGACTCAAACATCTCGCAGGGCGGGCGCAGAAATTTACGAAGTAACTTTGGTTACTGAGTTCTCTAGAGTTGTTAATATTTTGGCAAGCGACGAAGAAGAAGCTGCCGAGCTTGCAGAAAACAGAGCAAGGTCTAGAGTCGGAGGCGTTCTCGACAGGCTAGGGTATAACATTGGGGATGTAGAAATAATGGATGTGAAACGAAAAAAGAAAAGAAAGAAAGGCTAGTTAGTAAAAAGGCGTAAGGTTTAGAGACGGTGAGCGTTGCCTCTTCCTTACGCCTAGTTCACAAACACCACAAAAGTGTACAAGTAACTAACTGGTTTTCCGTGGACGATTAGATTACCACAGAAAAACAGAATGTCAATATTTTATTTTATCTATATCCCCTACTGTTAGGAAGTCCATAAGCCCTGTCAGGGTCGTTTCGCCTGTTTGTCCCTGTCCCTAGACTTTCCCTTAAATCAAGAAATTGCTTTATTTCTTCCCCGCCAACTTCTCTTTTCTTTCCCGTCAATTCATTTTTGATTTCAAAATACGGCATAAACCTTCCCATCCTTGTTTTTCCAGAATTGCTCATATATGTGCCATCATGTAATTGCTTTTTGATTGTGAAGTTTCTTACTTCTAACGTATGGCAACCCTTGCCAAATCTTTCCCAGAAAACCTTATCCAAGAAATATGAGGACATCATTTCATATTTAGTCATATTATCAGGGGCGGCGGCTAAATGACCTATCCTATCGTGATAAGCTTCTTTATTAAGGTAGGTCAGCTTCTTGCCGATATTTACAGGTTGTGCATCCTTATCGGCTTGACGCGCTTTTCGGCGTTCTTGTTTTTTCCTGTTTTTCTCCGTTTCTTTTTCATAAATAATTTTAGCTGTTTTGGCGTCTCTTACAGAAAACGAAACAATACATTCGGGGCAATCAGGGTAGAAAATACCATCATATGTATGCACCTCAACCCACCCCTTCTTTGTTGGGTGCGGTGATTCTTTTCCATTAGGAACGGCGTTGTATCCTGTATTTTGGTAATGACCATAGAAAGTTTTCCCGCACTCCTCACAACCAAGATGCCTTCTCTTTTTTAGAATAGGGTCAATCATCTTGTCCTTTAGTTTTTGCAATACTTCAAATCCAAGATTATTCATCTTAACGCTCCCATCTGTAGAAAATATGACTATCAATCCTGACAGTTCTTGTTTTAGTCTTTGCCCAGTCGGGCAAAACGTAATGAGCGTGATAATGTGTGGCGCCCTCAACCACATCCGAAACATTGCCGTAAAAAACGCCGTGAGCTACCATCATAGCTTTGTTGTAGGCATCGGGGTCTTTAGGCTTGTCGGACTTACCATCGCAGTACCAGCTAAACTGACAACGATGGCGAACAGGGAAGTCCTTAGTCCATGAATAAGTCTCTCCCTGCTTAATAACATCACATGCATTATCGGGGTATCTGTCGTCTGCTACCCTGTTCATAACAACTTGAGCAACAGCAATCTGCCCTACAATCGGCTGGTCTCGGGCTTCATGGTATCCATTAAGCGCAAGACATACTAATGCGGCTTCAATCATTGTTGCTCTCCAAAGATTTGGTTCCATCGGGCCTTATGCTTGTCCTGCCATCCATAGCTCTCCATAGCTCCCGCCATTACCCTATCGGCGGTCTCTGTCCATACAATAGCGTTCTGCCTTGCCCATACCCATGCCCATAGCTCTCTTGTTAGCTGTGAGCGGTTTTGGAACTTACCAACAATATGACCAATTTCATGAAGCGCGGAAACATAATATCCCGTGTTCTTTGTCGGCCTAATCATAATTTTCCTTACATCGCGCCTTGCCCAATATTTCGGGTGCTTTTGCGATAAAGGCTGATACGCAACACTAATATAGTTAGCGGCGCATAACTCCTGCACATGGATTGCCATGTCGATACGTTTCACCTTTTTCATCTTTTTGCCTCATATTCATATTTATCTCTTCCAACCGGAATGTAGTTACCAAAGTCCTTATACTTATTGCCTTGATAAGGCTCACTCACATCAATGCAGTACAACATGAAGTTTTCATCATCAAAGTCTGACTCTAAAACTCCGTCACACCTATAAGGATGAGTAATATCAATCCCGTTAAACATCTTTCATATACCTCCATACTGAAAAAGTTTTCATTACTTGTTGACAACCATACTATCATTTACTATCTTGTCAACATAAAGTGTGAATGAAACATGAAAGGGACTTCACTATGAGTAAATTGTATATGGCCTACGGGTCAAATCTTAATAAGGGCCAAATGAAGTATCGTTGCCCTACTGCAAGAGCGGTCGGCAGCGCAATGCTTTACGGCTGGGAACTGGTGTTTCGCGGCGTTGCTGACATCCAGAAAAGCAAGGATGCTAATATGGTGCTACCTATTGGTATCTGGGAAATCGAAGACGCTGATGAGGTCGCGCTAGACCATTATGAGGGCTTCCCTCGCTTATATGGTAAGCAGAAAATTGCTGGTATCATGACATATACCATGAACAGCGATGGCATTTACGCTCCCTCTACACCGTATTTTAATACCATCCTAGAGGGCTATAATGATTTCGGGCTAGACACTAGCTGGTTATATGATGCGGCTGGATGGGCTGGCTATGAGCAAAATAAAGTTGATAATGAATTAGGATTGGAGATTGCGTAATGAGTATTCATGGAAACCAAAAGCTGACTAAGGAAATGCGTTTAACTATCCTTGAACAGTTTAATATCTTGAGGCAAGTCACCCAACGGGCTGATGAAATGCATGATTTGTATCTAAGTGATGTAGATAAATTGGAAACCGTTCTTAATAAATTGTCTGACGAATTGGGATTTACATACCAAAAAGACGAGGATGGTCATCGTAACCATTGGAAAGACTGGGTGCTGAAATGATTAAGGCCTTATCACTGGTCATGGTCTTGAGTGGTGTTGTCATGTTCTTATTGAGCATGGCAACCCTGCCATCACTATTTGACCCAATTGCCATCATTACAATGCTTACGCTTGGCATGATTGGCGCCCTATCAACCATCGCTGGCTGTATTGTTTTTCTCCAACTTGGCGATAGGTGGTAGTTATGAAAATCACTAAACTTTCTAAGGGGTATCGCATTAATTTGTCTGATGCAGAACTGTCTTTGCTCCGCGAGATAAATAGTGAAGGAATCCAAGCCTATTTTGAATTGCATGAGAGCGATGGAACTGGATTAGGTACTCCAGAAAAAAGAATTTTAACTGAAATCTCGACGAATAAAAGGGAGTGGTTTTGATTAATATGGACTTAACTAAACATTATAGCCAGCTCATCGGGGGCAAAATTGTTCGGTTTGAATGGGAGGAGGATGAATTTGGCGGGGACGCTTTTCCTGTTTTTCACCTCCTTGTACCAACAATAGACCACCCTGTTCGGGTCACTGTTTCTCGGGATTTTGAGGGCAATGGAGGGGGCGCATTATTCATTGAAGAGGAGGGAAGTGGGGGCGGCCTTTAGGGGCCGTTCTTATTTTGTTCTGGTTTGGGTTTGTTTGGTTTGGCACCAAACCTCTTTTGTACCAAACCTTTTAATTAAGGTAAAACAATAGCTTAACGTGTCAGGTTTGGTAGGTTTGGTCTTAAAGTAAAAACTCACCAAACCTTGGCTAAGTCATTGAAAACAACTGTGGTTTGGTAGGTTTGGTAGGTTTGTATATATATATATATACGGGGGTGCAAACCAACCCCCCGTATATTAATTATTAGGAGTAATGAAAATGCCTAAAGTCGGAGAGAGTTTAACGAAGGAACAAACGTCTGTCGGGATGGAGAGATTGAAGCCACAACAGCAGAAGTTTCTGGATGGATACTTCAATGGTGATTTAACTCAGACAGGAGCGGCTAGGGCGGCTGGATATAAAAACGCCACTGTTGCCGCTGTGAGGCTTCTCAGGAACCCAATCGTACAGGAGCGGCTAGAGGAGATGCGTTTAGAGGCTAGAACGCGCTACGGGGTCACTGTGGACAAATCTGTGAGGGACTTAAAGAAGATTAGAGATGAGGCGTGGCAGGTCGGTAAATACGGGGAAGCTATTCGGGCTGAAGAACTGCGTTTAAAGGCCACTGGGCTACTTGTTAATAAAAGCCATGTTGTGCATGAGGATGTTAGCATCATGGGCCGTGAGGAAGTCCTTGAAAAGCTTGCAGAGTTTTCTAGAATGGCAGAGCGTAGGATGAAGGACGTAACGCCAGCGTCCGAAGATGTTGTTGAAATAGCTAGTGATAGCGAAGAAGCGG